AGAGTGGGTGATGATGCTTGGATTGGTGATGTAAATGTAGCAAATACTATTTGGGTCAAGGGTATAACATTACCAGGACAGGGATATGTTGGGTTCGGTAGTGATAGTAATAAATTAGGATATAATCAGACATCTCTAAATTATGGTGGTCGTTTTGATGTTACTCAGCTTAGAGCAGGAACAAGTACATTCTGTGTTATTGCATCAACAACAAACACAGATATTTGGAATGACCAAGGTGGTTCATACTCAGTTCATATTTCTAACGGGCAAGGATTTAATTTTTACCAAGGAACTCCAGGAGCGAGAACTCCAATTGCCGGAATTAATTCAAACGGAACAATCAATTCTCAATCTCTTACCACATCAAGAGTCGTTGTTTCAGATGGTTCTAAAAATTTTGTATCTTCTACTGTAACAACAACCGAACTTGGATATCTTGTAGGAACATCCGCAAACATTCAAAATCAGTTAACAAATCTTTCGGCAACCACGTCAACAAAAGCAACATATTCAAATGGCGCTGATAATAGAATAGCAACATTTACAAACGCCTCAAATTTAGCAGGAGAAACAGCATTAACCTTTGATGGTACTACCCTCGGAGTTGGGTTATCGGCAAACATCAATTCTCCTGTTATAATCATAAACCAGAATCCGGGTCAGGCGGGCGGGGGTGAAATTCGTATTGGCGCTGCTGGAATTTTAAGTGATGCAAATTCAGGTAAGTTATATCTCCCTGGGTTTAGACTTATTGGATTAACAAATAGCACATTTAAGCATCAAAGATACAACAATACTACGTCTGCATATGAAACCGTTTTTGGAATAGAATCTGAAAACACGGCAAATAAAGATGTTACTTTTCGTGGAGACTACTTAACTATTTCCGCAACCAACCCGCGTTTAGTTATTGATGGCCCGGTAGGAAATTCAAAAGGCATTCGTTTCAATGATGCTGGATCAATTCGGTGGTATACAGGAACCCTTCAGAACAATTCATTTGTGATTCAAGATGTGGTGGTTAATGACTTCCCAGTATCGGTATTGAGTGGGGCAACCGGAACTGTGACAATAGGAACCTCCACAAGAAAAATCAATATTCCAAATCTAACAACTTCAGCAGTTGTTGTTACAGATGGCTCTAAGAATCTCGTTTCATCATCAATCACAACAACTGAACTTGGGTATCTTGCCGGAACTTCTGCAAATATTCAGACGCAGTTGTCTACATTGTCTGCATCTAAAGCAGATAAAACGGTTACTATAACAGCTGGAACAGGTTTGGCAGGCGGTGGAAATCTTTCAACTAATAGAACTATTTCGTTAGCTACTACAGGAACTGCTGGAACCTATACAAAAGTTACCACAAATGCGTATGGTCAAGTAACAGCAGGGGCAACATTAACTTCTGCAGATGTTCCTACACTTGGGCCGTCTAAGATTTCTCAAGATGCGTCCAATAGATTTGTAACTGATACCGAAAAAGCTAATTGGAATATTGGGTACACTTCTGCACACAACCACCCAAATAAAGCAAATCTTGATTTGATTAATCAGTCATTGGCATTATCTGCATCGCCAATATTTGATTCTATACACTTATCTGCAAATGGAAGCGGGGATAATATACGAGTTGGAGATGATGCGCTTATTGGTGATATTAATGTTTCACACACATTAGGAATTAGAGGTGTTAATGATGCTACTAAAGGCTATATTAAATTTGGTTCTGACTCAAATGCATTTGGATATGATGGGACTTCGTTAGTATACACTGGAACTGCTAAAATTGGAATTGTTTCGGCTACATCAGTTTCTGCCATTACATCAAATGCACAAACATTCCGAATTGTAGAACAAGCATTAACTACATATCCATCTGCCCTTCCACCGTATTCAATTTCACAAACAATGGGGACAAATGACCAATGGAGAATTTACGGCGAAGGTGGAAGTAATGCCGGAGCAATGTTTATTGAAACAGGTGATGGTGGCACAGAATCTATCAATTTGGCGTTTAGACAATCCTCTACAAGAAATACTGCTTATACATTCAATCCAACAACATTATCCGCACCAGCAGTTACTGCTACATTTAACTCAGTATCTGCATCTACATTGACAATTGGGAATATTTCTAATACAGAGTTCAATTATCTTGATGGTGTTACTTCAAATATACAAACTCAACTTAATGCTAGAAGTTTAACAAGCCACACCCATCAATTTATTGTTGGTGATAGAGTTTCACCAAATTCATCAGCAACGCCATCATCATGGTTTGGTGATGGGCTGTATATGTCTAGGGTTTATTGGCAAGATTATCCAGCTTCGTATGGTAATATATTATCGTTAGATGGAGCTGGTAGAAATCAAATATTTTTAAGCTGGGCTGGAACTGATGCTGGATCGGAAAGGATGTGGTTTAGAAATAAGAGAGATGATTTCAACGGTTGGTCACCATGGCAACGAGCGATTGATACTGTTACGGATTCCTCATCCATAGCAAACTGGAACTCTGCATATACAGCAGTTGCGAATGTGATAAGTGGATCTGGAACATCTAATTACATTCCAAAATTTACAGGAACTAGAACGGTAGGCAACTCATCGTTATTAGATGAAACTACACTTCTAACATACGGAACAAACACTGGAAACACCACATTTAAAATGAATGCTGGTACAGGTGCTACTTCTTATTTCCAGATGGATGTCGGTGGTTCTGAAAAATTTGGAATTAATAACATATCAGATATTACATATTTCAATAAAAATACATCAGAATTTATGCGAGTAGAATCTGGTGTAAATTATCCATATTTTGTTAATTCGTTGAAGTTAAATTCTACAGCAAATAGAGTTGTTTTAACAGATGCTTCTCAAAAATTAACAACCTCAACAATAACAAATATAGAACTTGGTCATCTGAGTGGTGTGTCTTCAAATATACAAACTCAGTTGAATGGAAAGCCAGCAATTTCAGATACTGTTCGTGCATTATCATACGATACAAATGTTAATTTAGATTATCCGGAAAACAATACAATTTACTCTTTTGTCGGTGCTAAAAACGCAACATCGGGTTCTCCGTTCGGAAATGCGTATTACAACACTATTGATGTTAGACATAGGAATGGTTTGGATGATGGTTCAACGGGGTACGGTGGTCAGCTTGTTTGGGGGATGACAAACTATAAAAGTAGAATAGCATTTAGAACAAGAAATGCTTCGTCGTGGGAATCGTGGAGCGAAATTTGGACTAACTCTAATTTGCCAATCACTGCCACCCATCTCACAGGAACCACTTCCAATATCCAAACTCAGTTGAATGGAAAAGTCGGAACAAACGCATGGAATAACCAAACTATAGACATTGCTTCCTATCCAGCATCATATTTTTCAGATGATGCCACTGGTGACCTTGCTGTAAGATTCGGAACATCAGCAAATAAAGTTGCCTTGGGTGTGTATAATGGTGTAGGAAATAACAAAGCCGCAATATCATACACAAAAGATTCTGTAAGTGTTGGATATGCTTTAAATGTTACAACCGCAGGTATCAAATTTCCAGATAATGCTTTTGGTGGAAGTGGTGATACTGCGGGTATGCGATTGGTTACTCGCTCGGGCGAAGACCAATCTTTGGAACTATATGTTACAAATGACATAACTGATTGGGTTAATTTAATTGGTCCAAATAATAACTTCGCAAAGGTAAACGGAAACACAATCTGGAATGCAGGAAACTTTACGCCAGGTAATTATCTACCATTGACGGGTATCCTTGGTAGTTCTTCTGATTGGTATACATTTTCATCTACAGGAACCGCTGATTCGGGTGCGTTGATTCTAACTCTTTCAAACAATAATGATGGTTCTGAAGCATTTACCATAAACAATGCAGACGGGAGCTGGATCGCAAATTTCTTCTCAAATACTGATGTCAGTTTGGCAGATGATAGAATACGTTTTAGAAAATCATCAAATGATGTAGATATCTGGAATCCTCAGAACGGCAATTATTCAATCCATCTAGCTTCAAGCTCAAACAAACTAGATTTTTATAATGGTGTTCCTGGAAGTAGTTCAAATGTAGCATCTATATTTGGTGACGGAAAGGCTGTTTTCAAAGACCTTAATGTTGATAACATATCAACAAATACACTAGCATTTCCAAAAACAAGATTTATTGATAATATTGATTACTTTGGTTCTCCGCATCTGGCTGGCGAGTCGTGGTTATATAATGATGGTGGTTCGACAATTGGTGGAGGTATTGTTTTAACAAGTGCTGGTGGGAAAATAGGAACTACTTCAGATGTAGGTGTTGCATTTTCGTTAGCAATAACACCGGGTATATCTTGGAATTCTCAAAATGTAAATATTAACAAATTAGGAATTGTTAGATCGGTAGTACAAACTCCAAGCACAACAACAGAACAGCAGTTTGGGGAAGTTATCATTATATCAACAGGTGGTTGGACAATACCTACATCGATAATTGGTACTAGATTTTTTGTTATGGGTGAAGCAGGTGCCGTAGCTACAACAAATTTATTGACAGTTCCAAATGGGTATTCTTTAAAGTATAGAACATCTTCAGGAACAGCAATTACGAAAACAGGTGGAGATACCGTAGATTTCATTGGATTTAGGTCTATGTTGATAGTTCATACAGGCGAATATGAATTTAGAGGATTCTGCTGTGTTATTTAACCTAATACATACTTAATAAAGGAATACTTATGGACCCAATATCACAGGCATTAAATACAACATTTGAGACAACAATTTCAAATTCTAACTCGGAGATTGACAAAATCAATTCTGAGTTAGCTGCTCTTGAAAAGAAGAGAGAGAAATTAAAAGCTAAGACTTTTGCTCTTGAAGACAAGGAATATTTAGAATTTGAACTTAAATCTCTAATAGCATCTAATCAAAACATCAAATCTCGTTTAGAAGATGAATTAATGAAACAAGGGACTAAAGCATCTATGTTTGAGGTATATACATTAGTTTGTAATACGATTCAAAATGCTCTGAGAGAACTTCGTCAATTGAACAGAGATATTGTTGATATTGCTATAGCCGAGCGTAGAATGACTGTAAGAGAAACTGAGGTAGGTGTTACTAAGAATCAAATATCTGGACCAGTAACTGTTAACAACTCATACATTCTAAACTCTAATGATATTGACAAGATGATTAGGGAAGCGCAGCAAAATTCTCAGCTGAACTCTATTGAAGTTGATTTTGCTTCGGACATTGACAACGTGAAACAGTAAGTCATAAATATTACTATGAGATTTAAAGAATACTACCAAGCGTCTATTAAACAGTCCAAGCTTGATATTTTTGAGCAGGTCTTTACAAAGTATTATTCCAAAGGGTTTTTTGGAACTCTGTCGGAATCAGTTGTAAAGAAACAGCAGCGTTCTTGGTTTGAAAAATTTCTGATGATTATAGAAACCAAAGATTATGAAGGACTAATGCTGGCCCTTGAAGATAGACAGAATTTAGTCACAAGAGAATGGTTCTCCCGACTTTGTGAAACGGACATTATGGACAAATCTCGCAAGGAAATTGAGAAAGTTATTGTTAAGAAGATATGAACTTTTTCCAATACCTCAACCAACTCCAACCATTTTCTTTTACAGACCTTTCAAATCAAAAAACATTTTCCCAAAAACTTTTCTACTGTAGGAAGCAACTAAAAGAACTTGCTAAAGGCTCTGCTAGAGTTGTTTTTGATTTTGATTCTTCGGTTATAAAAATTGCCAAGAATCAAAAAGGGATAGAACAAAATCAAGTTGAAATAGCAATAGGATTAACCAAACCAGATTGTGTTCCTAATTTAATTTCATTTGATGATAATAACTCTTGGTCGGTTTTTGAAAAAGTAGACACAATCACAAAAGAAGAATTTGAAGAGTTATCACAAACAACATTACTAAAACTACACGATGTTCTGAAATATAAAAAAGATAGAATTAGAAAAAATATTGAGATAGATTATAAGAAAGAACAACAAATACAAAATAACAAACTTCTAAATGAATTGGCTGGACTAATAGAAAATTTCAATCTTTCAGTTGGAGATATGGTTAGAATCTCAAGCTGGGGAAAGAAAAATGGAAAAGTTCTTCTAATTGATTTTGGATTGACTTCAGATATCTATAAAAAATATTACAAGAAGTAAGAACAAAATACTATATACTTTGAAATGAGGTTTTAATTATGTTTGATGGAAATACATCTCTTAGAGGTGCTGGAGAGACATTTGAATATACTCAGGAAATGATAAGAGAAATAATTAGATGTAAAGAAGATATCCTTTATTTCGCTGAGAATTATTTTTATATTCAAAACTTAGACAGAGGTAAGATAAAAATACCGCTTTGGGGATTTCAGAAAAGTTTAATAAAAGCTATTAAAGAACCCCCAAATGGAAAGAAACATGTGTGTGTTCTTGCAGCTCGCCAAATGTCAAAAACTACAGTAACTACAATATATCTTCTTCACGAAATGTTGTTCAGGAAAGATTATACAATAGCAATTTTGGCAAATAGAGAAGCAACATCTATTGAGATTTTGGGAAGAATACAGATGGCTTATCAATTAATTCCTCTCTGGATGCAGAGAGGTGTGGTTGAATATAATAAAAAGACAATTCGATTAGAAAATGGTGTTCGTGTAATGGCATCATCAACATCATCAAACTCAATCCGTGGGTTTTCAATAAATTGCGTTGATGAAGCTGGTGTTGTAACAATTAAACATGACGCTGGTAATATAGAGATCACAACAATAAAAAATCTAAAAACGTATATGGAGTATTGTGGCGTTATACAAGATAAACATTTTTATAAAAATAACAATAACATAAAAGTTCTTACAGACGATGGATATAAAGATTTTCGCGGAATAACATCAATAAAACAAGATACTATAAAATTATTATTTGAATCGGGTGTTGAATTAGTAACAACACCAGAACATAAAATATTTGATAATATGTTAAATAAATACAATGCTTCGGAATTTGTGGGAAAATATTCTTATAATATTGGTATTTGTGATGATTTATGTATAAAAATGAAAATATTTGAAGAGCGAGAAGTTTGTGATTTAGTAGATGTTTCAGATGTTAATAGATTTTATTATAATACAAAATTAATTAGTAATTGTATATTTTTGGATGAGGCTGGGTTCGTTCCGGATTATATTTGGGATGATTTTCAAGCATCGGTAATGCCAACAATATCATCAAGTAAAAATGGAAAAATTATTATGGTGTCAACTCCTAACGGATTAAACCATTTTTACACAATATACAGAGCTGGTGTTATTGGTGAGAATGATTTTTATTCTGTTAAACTTCCCTGGCATTTACACCCAGATAGAGACGAAGCTTGGAAAGATGGGATTTTAAGAAGTGGATATTCCAAGCAACAATTTGAAAGTGAGTATAACTGCAAATTTATTGGTTCATCCTCCCAGCTAATAGAAGCTGACAAATTAGAGGAATTGACTCCGAAGGAACCTATTGACATTTCTCATTATTCTGGAGCTTTACAAATATATGAGCAGCCTATAGAAGGTGAGAAGTATATTATCGGAGTTGACCCTGGAAAAGGTTCTGGAAATGATTATTCAGTTATTCAAGTTTTAAGAATAAATAATGTAGCTGAGATTAGGCAGGTTGCTGTTTTCCGTTCTAATTACATAAAGATTGATAAGTTGGTTGATATTACTATTGGTATTTCAGACTTCTACAATGAGTGTGAAGTTATGGCGGAATCTAATGACGTTGGTGAATTGTTTTGTTCTGAGTTGTGGAATAAGAAGAACTTTGAACGTTTGCTTAATTGTGATAAGAAGGGGTTGGGGGTTAGAGCTACGAGAAAATCAAAGTTAGAAGGGAATATGCTTCTAAAGAAATATATTGAGAATGGTTGGCTTGAAATATGTGACAAGAGAACCATTTACGAACTTTCTCGTTATATTGAAGTTTCTCCTAATGTATTCCACGCTGAAGGACAGAATGAGAACGATGATTGTGTTTCGTCTTTGATTTGGGCTTTATATTATGTAACCACGGATTTCTTTGATGGTACAGAAACAAAATCAGAAGATGGTGAAAAGAATTCATTTTCAAGTTTTGCTATCATGGATGGTAATGTTGTTGGTAATGGGTTTGAAGATTATAATTATGGAAGTCCTTATGGAAATTATGGTGGATATGGTGATAATTTTGGAAATAATGACAACGGATTTGGATTTCTATGATTCTATAAATAGTTACATAAAGTAGGAGAAAATACAATATGGCGTATACAGGTCTACCTGGTATCAATACTACAGAAGTAGATAACTCACAAGTGAATGTTGTAGATAACAGCACTGTAGTTGCTACCGTTGGATTGGCCAGAAAAGGAATTGTCAACACAAAGGTTTTAGTAAAGAGTGAGCAAGAACTAATTCAGATTTTCGGCACTCCGTTGGTTTCTGGTGGAATTCCAGGTTCTCAGATAATTGACTATGGAATTTATGCGGCTCGTGAAAACTTGAAAGAGACTTCAAATGTTTATTTCGTTCGTGTCACAAATGGAACAGAAATCTACGCGGGTGTTGGTCTTTCAGGAACATCCACACAACCTGCTTCAGCAGTCGCCTTAGCGGTTACATGTTCAGCAACTTCCACAATTGATGTAAAATATCCAGAGGGGTATTCTCCAGATGATATTGGAGATTTTTCAACTGTAACATATCCATTTGAAGTCCACGCAAATGCTCCGGGTGTTTGGGGTAATGATATTGCGGTTTCGGTTATTACATCAGCTATGGATGTAAACGGAACATCTGCACTTGTTGATTGGAAGTATCGTTACGATGACCCTTCAAACGTTTCAGCTTCTAATGCTAAGTGGAAATCTATCTTTAAAGTAAATGTTTATGTTAAGAATTCAACAGACACATTTGCTAATGTTTGGCCATCAATCTCCGCTTCTCCCGCCGAGACTTTCTATGTTTCTCACAACTACGCAATTCTTGATAATTCTGGCAATTCTTTGTTTGCTGATGAGCTTATCAACGGAAAGTCAAGCTACATTTATGTTCGTTCAAATGGAGTTCTTCCAGCATATACTACAACATACCTTGCTCTTGCTGGTGGTGTTGATGGAACATTCGGAACACAAGTTTCTTCAAGTTATCAAGCAGCTTGGAGATTCTACGGAAACAAATCTTCAGAAACAATTGATATTTTCAACGTAACTCCTTACAATGGTGTAGCAAGTTCAAATTATGTTGATACTTCATTAGCATCGGTAGTTGATAGCGTAATCTCAAAGAGAATGGATGTATTTGCTGTTGCTCCTGTAGGAAAGCTAACATCTGTAAATAAAGCAACAATTTTGGCAGATGATTTTGCTGGAGTTGGTTCGGGTTCGGTTTCTAATCCTTCTTATTGGGGTAAGTATGTTGGTTGGCAGCAGATTCTTGACCCATACAACTCTGTTCGTGTTTGGCTTCCTAATTCAATTTTTGCCGCTTCTGTTATCGCAAGAACAGATCGTGTAGCTAATCGTTGGGATGCTCCTGCCGGACAAGATTTTGGTGGAGTTCCTGCCGCAAAGCAAAACATCAAACTTGATGAAATTGACCTTGGTGATTTGTATGAGAGATACAACATCAACTGTGTTAAGAGAATTGCTGGAATTCAATACATTTGGGGACAGAAGACTGCTCAACTAAAGCACACTGCCAGAGACAGAATTAATGTTCGCCGTATGCTTCTTTATGTCGAACGTAACGTAGAAAACATTCTTGCCGCTTTCCTATTCAAAGGAAACTCTGCCAAGACTCGCGAACGGGTAACCAGTTTGATTAACAACTTCATGTCTGCTGTAAAGACAGGTGAAGGTGTTCAGTCATTCAGAGCAGTTGTTGATGATACAAATAACACACCAACTTCTATTGCTCAGAATATTTTGAATGTTGATTTGTATATTCAGCCAACATATGCGATTGAATACATAAATCTTAAAGTGATAATAACCGCTGATTCCGTCACGGTCAGCGAGTAAGGAGTAAAGTAAAATGGCAAGAATTTCTCCCATGTTTATTGAAGGACGAAATATCAAGAATTTTGCTGATATTGAGCGTTCGTTCATGTTTGAAGTTGAGATAATGAACTTCACTAACAAGCAGCTTCCAGGATATGATATGGCTCTTGGAACCAATTGGAAGTCTGAGGATATTACTTTTCGTGCTCGGAATGCTACTATTCCTCAGCGCGGTCATGAAGCTATCGAATCTAATTTCGGTGCGATGAAGCAGTATTTCCCTGGAAAGCCTTCTTTTGGAAACACAACGTCTATCCAATTTGAAGAAACCGAATCTCAAGGAATTGGAATTTGGCTTTACAATTGGCATCAGATGATTTTTGATGTTACTAAGGGTCACTCTAATTCAGGAAAGAAGCGTGGACAAACTAAGTCAGATGCGTATGTTGACATGATTCGTGTCACTCCTGTTAGATATAATGGTGAAGTTTTCAACAACTCCATTTATTTCTACAACGCTTGGCTTCAAAATGTCGATGATGTTGCTCTTGACTATAGCACAAATGAAGCGGTCAAGTATAACGCCACATTCCAGTTTGATTTCTGGTTAATGGGTGATACTGACAATCCTCCATATCTCGGTGGACCAAATCCTACCTTGAAGCTAAATGTTCAGGAGACAGCGAGCTAATCCATGGCTGATGACCGTGGAAATTTTTTGAATGATGGTGGTTCTCTAACAAGTAGAACCGCCAATTTCTACATTCGAAAAGACATTCAGCGGTCATTTAATTTCATGGTGTATTTTGATGAATCTGACTCTACAGCTTCCGTATTTAATGGGCTATATGCTTATCATGCGGTTTCTGTAGAGTTGCCCAATTATTCATTTAAGAAAGAAGACCAGCAAGTAGGTCCGTTCGTTAAATCATTCCCAATTTTAGACCACAATGGTTTTGAATTTACCATTAGGTTTGAGGAAGATTCGGATGGCATTGTCAATAAATTGATTCGCAAACTGGTTGAAAGAAATATTGATAAAGATGGATTCAACAAACGGTATAAAGAAACTGTAATAGACCACATTGTTGTTAGTGTGTATCAAGCTGACGGAACAAATGTTAGAAAAGTTTATTTTAAGAATTGTTATTATCTGAAAGCATCCACCGCAACATTTAGTTACGAAGAAGGAAAGCAAATCTTCTACGATATCACATTCAACGCAGACCATTTCCACGAAGTTGATGGTCGCGGTTCATTGTATCAAACAGAACGAGATTTTTCGGCAACAAATGATTATTTCGATACCGTTAGAGCTAAGAGAAAACAACTACCATATATACTACTATAGAAGCATTGAAAGGTATGTATGACACCGCAAAGAAAAAGAACTCCTCTGGTCAAAGAATTCCAAGAGGAGTCAATTCAAAAAGAAACTATTACAACTAAGACTAATATGTTTCCGATTGAAGGACTTCCAACAGATTACAAGTTGTATCCAGAAGGAACAATGATATATGGTCGTCCTCTAACTGTAAAAGAAACAAAGCTGTTGGCTGGAATGAACGAATCCAATTTTTCATTCATCATTAACGAAGTTCTTCAAAATACAATTACCGGAATTCAGGTTGACGAGTTGTATGTAGCGGATAAGCTTTACATTCTATTTTGGCTTCGGGCTAATACTTACAAGAATGAAGGTTATTCTACTGAGTATATTTGTCAGCATTGCGGAACTAAGAATCGTTACATGTTTACAATGGATAAGTTGAACATTGTTTCTTTGAGTGAAAAGGATTTTGATGTAGATAATGAGCTATCTCTTTTGAATAGAGATGATAAGTTGAGAATTTGTTTTCCAAAAGTCAAAGATGAGAATAAAGTATCTCATATGTTGAGGATGAACAAGAACAACGCTCAACAGTTGGATGAAGAGATTCTTTCAATGGCTACTATGGTAAAAACAATCAATGGGGAAGAAATGTCATTGAAGTATGTTTATGAGTATTTGAACAATTTGACCCCTGAAGATTTCTCATTCATCAAGTCTTATATGGATGATATTGAAATTGGGGTATCTCCTGTAATTCCTGTTGCTTGTTCAAATCAGACTTGTCAGGAGGAAAACCTAATTGAGGTTCGATTTCACTCTGAGTTCTTTCTTCCCAAGTATAACCATAGACCAGATACTGGACATTGAGTTTTCTTTGGCTATCCATGCTCATATAACTAATATTGAAGATAGAGATTTTTATGAAGTTCTATCTTTGAAAGAGCGTCTTGATAATTACATTCAGAAGAGAAATGAGAGTATGTCAGGAAACAAGAGTAATGTTAATTTGATGGATATGTTAGGGAAGAAGTAAATAGAAGTATGAGCTATGATGATTGGAATCCGCTACCAAATAAAAACTTTTTCGTGAAGTGTGTTTCTGCGTATGATTGTGAGCGTGAGTTGTATGATGTTCTTCAAATGGAAGGATTCAATCACCACGCTGTTCCTATGAGATATTACACAGTTTCTATTTCAGCAGATAAGTTATATGGTGAGGATAATGCGAGAGTTATTCAAAGAGCATTTGATTATAATGCTCACTACGAACTCCCTAAAGAAGAGAAGATGTTTTCTTCTTTGGGGACCATTGTTATTGATAATTTTCCAATCTACATTAGTATGATTCATTTCACTGTAGCTTCTCAATATCACTCTTCAGGAACTTCAGGATTCTATCCAAGTTATTCTCCTAAGATTGGTGATATCGTTTATGCCAAATATAATGACAAGTTTTATGAAGTCAATATGGTCAAAGAAGAAGATAATATTTTTCTTCAAGGTAAGCATACTTGGACACTACAACTGATTGAATTTAAGAACAAAGGGTATCTTGTAAGTGAGGAGTTGTTTAATATGGGAGACTATATTACAACATCTGCTTCGGGAGTAAATGTTCAAGATATTTACGCATTAAATGATATTATTGATGATGAGAAAAAACAATTTTTATATGAACCAGGAGCTACGGAATGCGCTCCAAAAGACCCATTCAATTCTTGGTGGACAGATAGAATTTAATTTGTAACTAAATATCTATATGGCTGGAACTCCTGCAGATATTACAAATATGTTAAATGAGGCATTAGCAGCAACGAACAAGATTGCTGCGTCTCAGTTAGAAGCTGCCAAAAATATAAATGATGTTCAGAGTAAGAATTCTGACAAAGCTAAGAAGTTAACAAAGACAATAAGAACAACTGTTGACCAATTAAATCTTTTTCATTCGGACATTGACCAGAAGAAAGAAAAGAAAAAGAAGAATGAAACAAACATTTCATCTTTTCTTAAAACAACTTCGGCTTTAATTGAAAAAGCAACAAAAACAAAGACAGTAAAAGAGTTAGTTAAGCCAGTTAAGAAAGAGAAAACAGACTCATTAGAAAAGGTTTATGTTTCTAATTCTATTTTGAATGTCCGTGGAAATTTAATAGTCAATTCTAAAAATTTCAAAGTTCCAGTTAATATTGACAAGAAGTCTCAATCATCGGAAGATTTTTATAGAACGGATGATGTTTCTGCTGGTAATGAAGAAGAATTAAAATTATTAAGAAGTATTGAATCTAAACTAAGTTTTTCAAATGGCGGCTCAAGTCTTTTCGGAGAATTGTTTGGAGGTCTTGGGAATTTAGCAAAAATGTTTGTTGGTGCTGCCGGTGCTGGAATTGGCGGCGTTGCTGGAAGTTTGTTTGGTCTTTCTAAATTCAAAAAATTAGGAAGTCTTTTCAAACCATTGTCTAAACTTAAACCATCGGGTGTTCTAAAAGATTCGGCAAAGTTGTTGAAGAATCCGAAAATATTGATCCCTGCTTTAATTGCAGGAGCTGGTTACACAATTTATGATTCTATCAAAGCAGGTGTGTTTACAAAAGACTTTGATGAAATGGGTAATGCTGAACAAAGAGAAAAAGGTGGTCCAGTTATTTCCGGAAAACCTTATATTGTTGGTGAAAAAGGACCGGAATTATTCAAGCCAAGAGAATCAGGTAGAATAGTTCCAAACCATAAACTACAAAGCCACACAGACAAATATGCTAATAACAGTAAAGTATATGAGAGCATGTTTGCATTAATTCGGGAACAAAATACAAAATCATCTAACTTGTTCAAATATTTCACAGACGCTTTCAAAAAGGTTATTGATTTCTTTAGGCCGTCTAATATTTTAGAATTGATTAAACAGGGTATAAAGAAAGTTGTAGGCAAAGTTAAGGATGTTGCGGGAGCCGCCGTAGATGTGGTTAAGGACTTTGGGACGAAGGTTATTAACACTGGTTCGGAGACAGTTAATAGTGGATTGAAGGCTATTGGTTTGGGTGATCTAAAAATCCCTCTTATTCCAGATGTCAAATCTATTTTTTCTCCCTCATCTTCCCCAGCAGCTCCAGCAAGAAGAATTGGTGACAAGAATGTTCCAAAAGACATGAAAGTTTCTCTACACCAAGATGAAATGGTTATTCCTGCGGCACAATCTGAAGCTTTGAGAGCTACAGCCAAATTACAAAACCAACCATTTAATACAAAACAGACTCCTCAATATGTTACAAAATCACAATTAGGAAAAGAGTTCTGGATTGATGAATTCGTTCCTAAGTTTGCCACAATGATTAAGACAGAAAAGACTCAGAACAGAATGGTTACATATGATATTGGTAATATATTTGGGGTTGCTTAATGGATATTAGAACATTTTTCAACGCCGAATACGCCAAACTGCAAACCTCTCACAAGAATGTAGCAAAAGAATTAGAAAAGACTTCGGAAATTATTGACAATCAAATCAGTGAATTTGAGGCAGTTAATAATATTCTTCGGGGGTTGTTGAAGAATAAAACAAAGACTTCTTTAAAAGGTAATGAGTTAAAAGAAGCCAATAAATTAAAGACAATTCAAAAGAAATTAGTTTCGTCTGTTTCTAAAATTGTTGAACCTGCTAAACAACAAAAAACAATAAAAGAGAAACCAAAGACTCTGAAAATCACGTCTGCTAAGTTTCTATTTCCAAGTTTAACAATTGGTAATGCTGTATTTTCAAAAGTTAATTTGTTTGGTATTAAATCACAAACACAAAAAGTTTCACAATCATCTCAAGATTTTTACAAAACAGATGATAAGAAGAATGAATATCAAACGGAAAAGATAGCTATATTAAAAAGAATCAATGACAATCTTTCAAATTCTCCAAACATGAATCTCGGAGACATTAAAGAAGAAAAGGATTCGGGGAGTTTCTTTGGAAATATTGGTGGATTGATTTCAGCAGCTTTGGGTGGAGGAATCATTTCTTCACTAATAGCAAAATACTTTCCAACGCTTTCTAAAATAGGCGGAATCGCTAAAATAGGAAGTAAGTTGGGTGGACTTGTAGGAAAAGCTGGAGGATTGTTAAAAGGCGCTACTAAATTAGGTGGAAAAGCATTACCTGTTATTGGTGCTGTTATGTCTATCTATGATTTGGTAAAAGGTGTTAAGACAGGACTTGCTGATTATTCAAAATATTCTCAAGCTGGGGATAAGTTAGCTGCTCAAGGTGCTTTGTCGGCCATGTTGATGAACACTTTTGGAAATACTATAAATGTTGTTGGTTCATTTCTCCCAGGACCATTAGGAATTGCTTTATTTGCTCTCGGCACATCAATGACATTAGTTTCTGATAAGATGAAAGAAACAAATGGACGAACTGAAGGATATATTGGCGAAGCAAGAGAGAAAGTTGCTAAGACCGAACAGTTGATTGATGTTGAGAGAAGTAAAGGGACGATGGTAGAACTTCGTCCAAATTTCTCAGACTACAAAAACATTTATTGGGAATATAACTCTGGTGATGAATGGAAGCCGATTGTTGATAGTTCTACAGGAAAATATTTGTCAGCAATGAATGGAAGAAATCCAATCATTCAATCGACAGACCCAAAACTTCCAGGAATACAGACATATAAATTAAATACAAAAACGGGTGGACAAAGAGAGATTGTTGTTGAAAATGGGAACATCTATATGATTGTTCCTAATGTTGGTAAGGTAGCAATATCAACACGAAAGACTGGCGGACCAGTTGTTAGAAATAAAACCTATGTTGTTGGTGAAAGACAACCAGAGACATATGTGCCAAATGTTCAACAAAATAGAGAAGTTGAAAAAAAGATAACTCAAGAACGAGCATCTTTGAAAAAACAACAAATTCAACAGCAGAGAGAAATAGACAAGAAATTTGAAGTCTTTTTTGATGATATGAAAAAGATTCGTAGTTATTTCTCGGAAACGGCGGCGTCGCCAGCCGACAACGTAACAAATCAGCAGGGTAATATTAATCCACAGAAAAAAGAAACAATGACATCTATTGGTGATAATTTAGACACAACAACACCCCAACAAGAGTTAATGACTTCTGTTGGAATCAAAACGTCTATTTCAGAAATTGTATCATCTAAAGGACGGACTTTAACGTTGAAGAGAACCGACGGTGCTCTTATAGAACGAACAGGTAATATTAATTGGCGAGCAAACAACCCAGGAAATATTCGCCCAATACCAGCCAATATTAATGGTCCTGGAGTTATTGGTACAATGGCTACGGACAGTGGTAAGTTTTTAGTATTTGATTCGTATGAGTCGGGACGAAAAGCATTATATCGTCAGTTATTTGAAGCTAAAAGTTATAAAAATCTAAAGATATCCCAAGCGTTGCAGAGATATGCGCCAGCTAAAGATAAAAATGATCCAGTTGCTTATGCGAAAGCGGTTATTGCGGTTGCTGGAAGTGATGGTGTGTTATCATCGTTTGATGAACCAACACGACAAAAAATCATAGATGCGTTTCAGAAAAAAGAAGGATTTGTTCCAGGAAAAGAAACAATTAAATCATTTGATATTGGTTCGTGGAAAATAGACAGGGACCAAGAAGCATTTGTCCATAAAGGAGAGATGATTGTTCCGGAATACCATGCTAACAAAATAAGATCATCTGTAAAGTCCGGCAAATATGAAATATCTAATCCTGAACTAATAGAAGAATATGACATCTATTCCGACTCTAATTTTTGGATAAATACTTTTATGCCAGCTTTAGCGAATGTTGTTAAATCTGAATTTGGTGGTGAATAATGGGTTGGAGTATATATGGAAATATTGGTGGAGATGGGACCAAAGATGTAATTGCTCCAGAATCATTGGGTGCGGCCCAAGAACATAAGATTGTAATTGACATAATGCCTCCAAATAGTTTTGACGGCCCTGCATTAACAACGATAGATGGGTTTTCTAAAGAAGCATTTAGTTATTCTGTTCAAGCTGAGTATTCGAATGTTCTTGGGTGGTCTGACTCGAGTGATGGTATATTCGCAAAAATGTTTAAGGATGCGACCCAGAGAAACTTGTCATTCTTCTCAGGATATGGGTCAAAGAGAATATTTAATCCTGGAAAATCTTACGTTCAACTGAATTTGAAATTTCGGGCATATGACGAACCAGATATCATCTCTAAGTGTGATTTGTTAACCAAATGTTGTTTGCCTATAATAAGTCGCGAAAATTTCATGTTGAATACAAATGCTATAGAAGTTGCAGGCGCAGCTATCGGTCGGGTTGGGACGTATCTTGGTGAAGGTGCGTATGCGTTTGTTAATAATGATTATAGTGTTGGAGCAGCCACCGCCTCGGTTTTAGAAAATATAACAGATGATATGACATCAAGAATGCCGCCACATTTGAGAATAAGTATTGGCTCATATTTCAAAAAAACCGAAATGGTTCTTACTAATTGTAGTTTTACATTTTCGAAAGAATTCACGCGTTCTGAAGGCGGAACATATCCAACATATGTTGATTTTGATTTACAGGTGGAAAGTTTATATTCATCCTTAGCTTTAGGATTCGGAACTCCTGTATCAAATTCTTCGGAAGTCCAGAGTCAGATTTTTGGACCAGGATTTTCAAGAAACAATAATTATGATAGAGTTGTAATAGATAAATACGAACAATCAAACCCTATTGCTGGTATTGGTAAACAAATGAGTTATGCTTGGAATAATATCAAAGGTTCGCCAAGAGTGGAACCAAAAACGCCATGAAATATTCAAGAACAAATTATTACAAAAGTGAAGTAAGAAATTCGCTAATGGAAAGAGATTTGGTTAATAGTGCGTTTAATGAATTCAAATTTAGAGATGACTTCACACAATATAGAATACAATACAATGATTACATGCGTCCAGATTTAATTTCTCTTAAGTTCTTTGGCGTTACAGATTATTGGTGGATTATATTAAAATGTAACCCGGAGATAGAGGATATTTGGAATGATGTTGCTATTGATGATGAGCAAGAAGAGAAATATCCAGACGCAGTTAAACTTACAGAATTCATAAATATTCCCAGCAAGCGAGATATTGATAATTTCTTTAGCTTTGCTCGGAATTATAAATGAACCAACAAGATACAAACATTCAAGGTGCTCAGTATTATTGCCGCGCTTTCATAAATGGAATAGAAATTGGAGCACAACAAATACAATCTCTTTCAATGCGAGAGTTTATTTTCGACACTGCCGTTGAGTTGGATTTGGAATTTGTTGATAATGGATTGTTTGTAGAAGAATATCCGATTGTTGATGGTTCCGTTCTTAAAGTTATTCTTTCAAAAGACAAAGAAGAGAACCCGATAGAAATAGAATTTGATATTTTGAACAACAAAGCTGTTAAAAAGAATACTCCAGGCAATTCAATGTATTTCGTCAGTTTAGTAGCTATCCAAAGAACTGATTATATGTTTGGTGAAGTATCACAAACAGCATATCGTGGAACATCTTCGGAAGTTATTGGAGAAGTTGTATCAAAGAACAAACAACTAACATATGTAGAAGAAGTTAAATCAAATGATTCTCAAATATGGTATCAAATAAGTATTCACGATTCTTCATTTATTAAGAATATAACTGAACGTTCATTTTATCAAGAAAAAGATATACCGATTATCTATTGTAACAAGAACAATAGATTTCATTACACTACATTAAAAACAAAATGTTCCCAAAAACAAAAATTTGTAGCTATCAATAACGACTTGTTAGCAATGGATGCTGGAACTCAAGATAAAGTTATTTCGTCATTGATATCAGAAAAAGATAGAGACAAGATTTTATTCTTCAAGAGCGATTATACATTTGTTGATAATATGCCGATTGAAAATAGAACGGGTGGATATCGGTTTGATTACACTTATTTTGATGCTACTAATTTTAATGACGTTGTTGTTGATTTTAATTATCATCCATTGTCAAATACAATAAACAAAAAACCAACAACTGGAAATTATAACAGCATTACATTTAATATGCAGAACTCCAACGTCCATGACAATTATCTTTTAGCATTTAGTCAGAATTTGTATTTGAAAAAGAATATATTTTCATATTACACAACTATAACGATATCACCAAACATGAAAATTGATTTGATGGATAAGATAAATGTTTCGTTTGTTAAGCAGAAAGATATAGAAACAGGGAATGTTGGTATCGATGATATCCATTCGGGTGAATATTTGGTGGGTGGAATTTATCATAATATTCATGTTGGTGGATATTACACAATGGTTTTGGTTTTGTTTAGAAATGGATTTAATATAAAAAACGATGGTATTGTTAAGCCCAAACTGATTGGAGTTGAAAAGTGAAAGAGAATTTATCGGATTCGTTAATTAAAAAACTTCGGTCGTTTGTTGATATGGATTTGCGTGTTAAATATGACCAAAGATATAATGGAGTTGTTGAAGATAATAATGACCCTGAGAGAATTGGTCGTTGTAAAATTCGTGTGATGGGTTTGTATGATGATATTGAAACTGAGATGCTTCCTTGGTCATTGCCAGATTTTTCATTTGTAGGAACCAAGGGTTCGTTCATAGTTCCTGAATT